GGGATCACCTCGAAGATATGGTGGACGTCGTTCTGCAGCTTCCACGCGACCGAGCGCGCGGCGCTGTAGGCCTTGGCCGAGTCCCAGCCCATGATCGCGGCGCCGCCGAGCAGCTCGGAGAACTTCTGCAGGCCGTCTCCGACCTTGACGTCGCCGTTCTCGCCGTCGAGCGCGATGGCCAGCTCGCCGTCGCCGAGGATGATGTCGTTGGCGATCCAGTCGGCGGCGCTGCCGATTAACTGGCGCTGGCGCTTGAATTCGGTTGTCATGGTCGTGGCCTTTCAAGCTGCCGGATGCAGCGGTGTTCCCGCGCTGATCCAGTCGGGCGATGGATTGGCCGGCGTCCCGGCGACGATCCAGTCGGACGCGGGGAAGGCCGGCACGCCGGCGACGATCCAATCGCCTGTGAAGATCGGGGTGAGCTGCTCAGGTGTCGGCACGTACTCGGCCTCGACGCGAACGCGCCACCACCAGAGCCGATGCACCGGCATGAGGTCGGCCTGCAGGTCGGTCATGAAGCGGACGTTGATCTCGGAGGTGTCCAGGCCCATGCGGCTCGCCTGCAGGCCGGGCAGCTTCATCGTCATCCAGTCGTCCCAGGCGTTCTCGTTCACCCAGGTCAGCCAGGCGGCGTAGTCCGGCTGGTGAACCATGAACACCAGACTGATGCGCGTCGGCAGCACCATGTGCGAGCGCCGCTGGCGCGCATTGCCCGCCTCCATCGGCGTGCGCACGAGGCCGGCGCTCATGCTCTGGCTGTGGCCCTCGATGCGTGAAGGGCAGGGGAAGTTTGCGGGATAGATGACCATCACGCGGCCCTCTGGTGTGGCGCGGCCCGCGACCAGACGGCCGGCGCGTAGTTGATGGCCTCGATCACGACCTGCTTACCTTGCGGGCGCATTCGCTGCACGGTCCAGTCGGTGACCTCTTCGCCCTGCACGCCGAAGGCCAGGTGCGTCGGCTCGCTCAGGTCCAGGCGGTCGCGGATCTCGAAGGGCGGCGGCTCAGGCAGCACGACGATGTCGTCGGTCGCGCCAGGCGTGACACCGACGACGGTGTATGGCTTGCCGGTCGGATCGCGCAGCACCACGGCATGCACTTCGCCGGCCTGCCAGGGCATCACGCCGCTCAAGTGAAGCGCCAAGCCCTCCACCTGAATGACCCAGGCCGCCGCGCCCCAGCGCATGGTCTTGGACTGGATGCCGATCCGTTGGCCAGGCAGGCAGGACAGGCCCTCCAGCTCGGTCGTGAATGTCGCGTTGACGCGCTGCAGGCGGCGGCGGTCCATCGTGAGATCGGCGTGTTGCTGGGCGACCTCGCTGGAGGTGCATCCGAACAGGTCGATGGATTGGTAGTCGGGCGCGCCGGCCGGCTCGAACACGGTGGCGGTGCTGAACGTGCGCGGGTCGCGGTACTCGACGCGCACGCCGGCTGGCGTCCCTGCCCGGTCCCATTGATGCGTGACCTGCAGCGAGCCGGTGGCGATGTTCACATCGGTAAACAGTTGCACGCGCACCGGCTGCGGCGCGTCCTCGACGATCGACATGCGGGAGCCGATGGGCAGCGGCGCGGCAACGACGGTTTGCACCGACAGGCCCAGCGCTTCCCATACGGTCGACGGTTGATCGAACACGGCGTTGAAGCCGTTGTGGTAGGCCCACTTGGCGCGCAGTTCGGCCAGCAGCGGGAGGTCCAGCTCGTCGTCGTTGATCGGTCGGTTGCCGCCGTAGCGCGAGCACAGGATATCGACGAAGGCGTCGGCCGGGTTCGCAGTTGGAACGAGCGCGCCGACACCTAGCGGCGCCAGCATGCGCCACACGCGGAAACGGATCGCGCTGGCCGCGTCGGAGGCGACGCCATTTGTGGCCTTGAGCTTGACGACGACGAGTGTGACCGCGCCATAGACGGCCGTGCCGGCCGGCGGCTGGTCGAGGTAGAAGCGCAGGCCGGTCCAGTTGCACCGGTCGCTCGTGTTGACCTTGCCGTCTGAGTCCGTGATGCGCATAGCGCGCACCCGGTAGCGGCCTGACGGCACATCGAAGCCGCGCGTGTATCGCTGCGGCGTGTTGGTGCCCGCGGTGAACTGCTCGTCGCGCGTGACGGCCGCGCCCGTGTAGTTGCCGTCATCGTCAATCGGCCGGTACTCGATCCTCACGGCGACGTTCGCGTCGTGCAGGTTCCCGTTGTTGTCCATCGTGGCGAGACCGCCGCCGAACACGAAGTCAAGCTCGATGCGCGTGCCGTGCTGACCAGGCTTGCAGGTCTCGAAGGGACCGACCCACTTGGGGCTTCCGGCAGCGCCGGCTGGCTTGGGAATGAAGGAACCCGGAGGCACCGCCGCATTCGGGTTGTACGCGCTGGCGATGTACTGCTGCAGAACGTAGTTCATGCCCGGCCCGCTCGGCGGCGGGTAGGTGATCACAAGCGCCTGCACGACTGTGCCGAGCGCCGGGTTGGCAGGCAGGATGGCGAGGATCTGATCCTCGGTCAGCAGGGGGTTGCTGAGGTCGAACACCGGCGGCATCGCAGGCGGCACGGTCGTGGTTGTCGTGTCGCCAAAAATCTGCCAGTACCACGTGCTTGGCGGTCCTGCACTGCCGACCGTGGTATTTGGGGCGAGCAATTCCTGATCGCTGACATCGGCGCTGCTCACGACGTTCTCATGCACGCCAGTCGCGGCCTGGATCGTGCCGTAGGTCGACAGGTGCAGGTCAGGCGTGAAGACCTGAAAGCTCGCCACTTCGGCCGGCAGGCCCTTCGTCGATGAGTCGCCGAGCAGCATCTCGGTCACCTGATGGAAGCCCTCGCCGATGCACATGATCGCGCTGAAGAATTGCTCGTTGGCGACGAACGTGGTGTAGGGCTGGCTCGCATAGTCGGGCACGACGATGGGATTGCCATAGACCACCGGGATCGGCTCGCCCAGGCGCGCGGCGTTGCGCGTCGGCGCGATGCCGTAGACCTGGGACGGCGAGGGCGTGTTGCCGGCCTTCGGTTTGCCTGGGCCGAATAGGCGGTTGAGGACATAGCCGACAGCTGCGGCTATGAGTGCGTTCAGGATGGCGTAGCCGATGGCCTCCCAGCCGGCTGGTCGCATCGCGGCGAGGATTTCGTCGTGAGCGGCGACGACATAGCCGGCCGGCTCGATCTCGGCGCCGCCGACCCAAACGGTGCGCGTCATCGTGCCGCCGAGCGGCTCGTTCGCATCCAGCCACGCGCCCAGCTCGGTGCCTGCCTCGAGGTCGAAGCCGCGCCGCCGGCTCGTGTCCAGCGGGTTATAGAGGACGATCAGGCGCGCCATCTGTAGGCCTCGCTGCCTGGATAGCGGGCGAGGTACTCATGCACCCGTACCGCGACCGCGCCCGTCTTGCGCCGCGTGGTGATCACCCAGCCGTCGACCACGATGGCGATGTGCGCGGCCCGCAGGAGCAGCAGCAGCGCGCCGTGCTCAGCAGCATCGATGCGCTCGCCGTAGACCTCCGAAGCGCCGGCCATGATCTCGCGCTGGCGCTCGCGCGTCATCGTGTCGATGAGCCAGTCTGGCAGCACGGCATCGGGCTGCATGCGCAGCAGGATCTCGCGCGTCAGTCCCCAGCAGTCGTAGACGTCAGGACCGCGCCCGTCGCGTCGCCAGGGCTTGCCGATCAGGTCGTTGATGTCCAGCGCGCTCATAGTTGGGCCTACCTATCCAAACCGGGGAAGTGCTGAACGTCGTACCAAACGCCAGGGAAGCGGCGGTTCAGCACATCACTGCGCCCGGCCACTCCACTGACCGCGTCCTCGGTGATCTGGATCGCATCGAACGCCAGGCGCACCGGCGCGGACTGCGGCGCGCCCAGGTCCGAGCCCAGGAACTCGCGATAGATCGCCTCGATGTTCGTGGTCGGGTCTTGATGTGCCAGGCGCACCGCGTCGGCGATCTCCTGATCGGCGTTCGTTATGGTCACCTGCATGTCCTGCTGGCCAGCGCCGTCGACGGTCGGCAGGACGATTGCGAAGGGGAAGGTCTTGAAGGTCGCCGTCGTGCCGTCGCCAAGTTCTGCGACGAAGGGCTGAGGCCACGTGGTGAGGTAGTAGGGCACGGCCCACAGCGGGTGCCGCAGCTCCAGCGTCTCAATAATCGACTCGCCGGTCGGGGCAGAGGCGCGGGCTTCGAGCAGTGCGGTCGTTGCCATCGCATCGCCCTCAGAAGGCAGCAGCGCTGCCGCGGCTCAAGCCCCAGGCGCGCTCGGCGGCGTGCGAAACGTCATTTCCGCCGCGCAGGAAGTCGGCGGCCATCGAGGACTTGACCTCGCTGACGATGATCTCTATATCGTTGGGCGCGCGCTGGCGCGTCGTCACCTGATTACTGCTGTAGTTGTTGACGGTGACCTTCATCTGCGACTGCTGATCGGTCTGCATGCCGGCACCAGCAGTGCCGAAGCGCAGCGGCGACATCGAGGCGCTGGCGTCTGCGACAAGGGCCATCGGCTGC